GGCATCGCGCCCAAGACCGAGATCAACTACATCCCCGAGAAGACCAGCTGGCTGGTCAACGCTCTATTCTCGGCGGGTTCGGTTGCGATCGATGCCGAGGGTATCGTCAAGATCACTGCCCGCGACACCGCGGCTGCAGCCTAATAGGAGGGTCTGAGAATGGCTTACTCTGCAGATGGCTTCACAGCCTACAGCGCCTCCAAAAGAGGCAACGCCCCGTCGATGTATGGCTACAAAACCGCGGATGCAATCGCGGATGTCAACACGTCGGGTTATTTCAACTCACTGGCCAACACCCTTGAGGTTGGCGACGTGATCCACTGCGTGACTTCGACCGGCTCTACCGCCGTGGTCACCCTGGTCTACGTCGTGTCCAACGCTTCGGGCGTGGTCGACGTGACTGACGGCACCACTCTGTCAGCTACCGACAGCGACTAACCCGCAGTCACTGCAGTACCAGGGGCTGGTCTCTGAAACAGGAGCCAGCCCCTTCTCACATTAAGAGGTTGACATGGCAGCTGGGGATACCGGTATCACAATCTGCTCTGACGCCCTGCTCCTGATCGGCGCAAAGGCCATCACGTCTTTTAACGATGGCACCGATGAGAGCTCGGTGTGTGACCGTCTGTACCCAGACATCCGTGACTCCACGCTGGTCATGTACCCGTGGTCGTTTAATACCAAGAAAATACAGCTGGCGCAGTTACTGACCGCGCCGACATCAGTATGGCGCTATGCCTACCAGCTGCCGGGTGACCGGCTTGCCGGCCCGCGTGCCGTGTACGACACCGCCAGCCCAGGTGCTCCGGTGCAGAAAGACTGGGAGATCCAGGGCGACCAGCTGCTGACCAACCTTGAGGCTGTGTACATCGATTACCAGTACAGCGTCGGTGAGTTTGCCTGGCCGCAGTATTTCACCCAGCTGATGAAGTACATGGTCGCCTGGCACATTGCCGAGCCGATTACTGAGCAGCAGGACAAGTCGCTGCGCTGGGAGCGCAAGGCTGTGGGTGATCCTGCTGAGAATGGTCGCGGTGGTTACTTCCGCACGGCAATGAACATTGACGCGCAGGGTCAGCCGACCCGTGCGATGGAAGATTACACCCTGATCGCGGTGAGGAACTGATGCCGCGCTTCGTTGACTTTGCGACCAACTTCTCGACGGGCGAGCTCGACCCGCTGTTGCGTGCGCGTGTTGACCTGCAGTCGTATCCGAACGCGCTGGCCAAGGCGACCAATGTGCTGATCCAGCCGCAAGGTGGCCTGCGCCGCCGGCCTGGTCTGAAGCACATCCACCAGCTGCCGCATACCGGCACCGAGTCTGCCGGCAACGGCGTGCGCCTAGTGCCGTTCCAGTTCTCGGTCGATGACTCCTACATGCTGTGCTTCACGCACAACAGAATGCACGTCATCAAGAACGGTGCTCGCATTGCCAACATCAATGCGTCTGGCAATGACTATCTGACCACGTCGATCGGCAGCAGCATCGTCGACGACATGTGCTGGACGCAGTCTGCTGACACGCTGATTGTGGTGCATCCTGACCTGCAGCCGACCAAGATCGTGCGCGGCGCGTCTGACTCCAGTTGGACTGCCAGCACAATTACGTTTGACAGCATCCCGAAATACGCTTTTACGATAACGACGAGCAATCCAGCAGGAACCATCACTCCATCTGCTGTGTCTGGGAATATTACGCTAACAGCATCGTCATCTGTATTTACTAGCGGGAATGTCAACCAGTACGTCAATGCCAGCCCGCAAGGTAGGGCAAAGATTGTCAAGTACAACTCTGGCACATCGGTTGATGCAATTACCGAGTATCCGTTTTTTAATACGTCTGCTGTTGCTAATGGTAGCTGGGAGCTGGAGACCGGCTACGAGGATGTGTGGAGCTCGGGCAAGGGTTGGCCGCGGTCAGTGACCTTCCATGAGGGTCGGCTGTACTTTGGCGGTAGCAAGTCTCGCCCATCAACCATCTGGGGCTCAAAGATCAATCTGTTCTTCGATTTCGTGCCAAGCGAATCGCTGGACGATGACGCAGTCGAGGCAACCCTCGACACCAATGACCTGAACGTCATCACCGACATTGTGAGCTCGCGTGACTTCCAAGTGTTCACAACCGGTGGTGAGTTCTATGTGCCGCAGCAAGGCACCGACCCGATCACGCCGCTGACGTTCACGTTCAAACAGGTCAGCCGCAACGGCATCAAGCCTGGCACGCGGGTGCAGTCGGTTGAGTCTGGCTCGATCTACATCCAGCGCCAGGGCAAGTCGTTGAACGAGTTTGTGTTCAGCGACACGCAGCTGACCTACATCACGCAGCGCATCTCGCTGCTCTCTGGCCACTTGCTCAAAGGCCCGCAGCGCATCGCCCTGCGTCGTGCTGCCAGCACCGAAGAGGCCGACCTGCTGATGATGACCAATACCAGCGATGGCACGCTAGCAGTGTTCTCGATCATGCGTAGTCAGCAGATCACGTCGCCATCTGAGTACATCACGGACGGTGACTTCCTTGATGTCGGTGTCGACGTGACGCAGATCTATGTCGTGACCAAGCGCGTGTTCGATGGCACTACCAGGTACTTCATTGAGCAATTAAAGGACGATCTGTACACCGATTGTGCATTTACGGGCGGTGCCGCAGCGAGCGCCAGCAGCCTGCCGCATATCGGCAAAGCGCTGAATGTCATCACCGATGGCGTGCCACAGAGTAACGAGACTGTCAGCGCTGGCGGCTCGGTGACGTTCGATCGGGCGTCGACCACCAGCTACGAAGTCGGCCTGCCGTTTACGGTCTATGCCAAGACGATGCCGGTCGAGATCAAGCTGCAGACCGGCAGCCGGGTGTCGTTCAAGAAGCGGATTGTGGAGATCAGCGCGGTGCTGGATGACACGCAGCACTGCCTGCTCAATGCACAAGAAGTGGCCTTCAGGTTGATGGATAACCCACTGCTGGATGACCCGGTGCCAACTTTCACTGGCATCAAGCGCGTCAACGGCATCCTGGGCTACAGCCGCGAGCAGGCGATCGAAGTGACTCAGAGTCTGCCTCTGAGCATGAACCTGCTCGGCCTTGATTACCGAGTCGCTGTCTATTCAGGAACCTGACTATGGCTGATCCAGGACAACTTGTCGCAGGAGCTGGGTTTCTCGCCAGTTACGCACAGTCACAGATGCAACTCGCTGCTGGCATTCAGCAGCAAACCGGCTATCTGCTGCAGGCACGCGACAACCTCGCTGTGGCCGAGGTGCGTGCCGACATGGCAGAGATGTATGCGGCGATCCAAGCAGGCCGCACGCTCAAGAAGTCGCAGATGGAGTCGCAGAACTACCAGATCGCTGGCAACACGCTGCTGAAAAACATGCGAGCCACCAATGCTGCGATCCGCGCTCGAGCTGCTGCTAACGGTGTCGTGCTGGGCGAAGGGTCTGTGCAGGCAGTGCAGACAGAAAACATCAGGGCAACCATGTTCGATGTGGGCATCACCGACCTGAACGCACTGACGGCTCGCATCATGGGCTACGAGGACGCGACCGCATTGGTGCAGTCGACCGAGTACCAGAACATGCTCAACCTGTTTACGGCAGAGCGCCAGGGTGCGCAGTACGAACAAGCAGGCGGCGCAGCGCGTCAGGCTGGTGGGTTGCTTAGTAACGCAACGCTGGCAACTGGCGCAGTCAATTTCGCCGAGCGGTACTTTGCTGACAAAGGTAAGAAAGGCGAATTATGGCGACGCGACTGACCGAAGGACAAGTGCAGCTGCGCGGTGCTACTGGGGTACCGATGGAGCGCGTCGTGCCGACCGAGGTCGATTACATGACAGCTGCCCGCGCCGAGGCAAACGTCAGCAACGTGTATGCACAGATCCTCGACCGGATGGCTACGAGCATCAACAAGTATTCAGCAGACCTGCGCACCAAGGAAGGTTTTGAGTGGGTATCAAAAAACCCCGTAACAAAAACTGATATTGAACTCGCCAAGGAAGGAGTTGTGGTAGGCCTGGGCGGCGGCATCGGCAAAGTGTCTGGCGACTTCCCTAGCTTTTTTAATGCCGCTGTGCGCAAGGCCAGAAGCCTAGAGTTGGCATCTCATTTTGAGATTGAGGGTCGCAACGAGATCTCAAAAATGTTGCTTGACATTGAGTCCGGCGATCCAGACGCAACATCGGAGAAGATAGAAACAAAGATTGCGACCATGACTACTGGCCTAGCGAGGTCGTTGGCCAATGTTGATCCAGAAGCCGCGCTCAAGTTTGCTGCCACTATGAAGGTGCATGGCCATACCGCCATCAACATTGCTAGGGAAAAGGAAATAAAGGCAGCCAAAGAACAAAGAGAAATCAAGATTGATCAGGACTTTGTGACTCAATCAAAGCTCTTTGAGGCAGCAGTTTTGAACCAGCCGCAGCGCGCTGGTGAATTTGCAGACATATTGCGCAGAAACATTGTTGACGAAGCCGTGCTACTTGGTGACGCAAGCAAAGCACAGGCTGTGCGGGCATCCGTTGAAAAGGTCATTCAGCAAGGCTACATGGGCGCGGTGTCCAAGTACGTTACGTCGCCGGATTTTTCCGCAGATCCAAATAAGGCACTACGTCGCCTAGCCGCTGGCGACGCCGGCAAAGTGACAAACATTTGGCAGAAAATGACTTTTGATGAGCAGGCCAAAATTCGGCACAACCTGCGCGATGTAATTTCTATGAACCGCGAAACCAGAGAAGCGGCAGAAAAAGATCAGCATGAGCAGAATGTGTTGAACGCGGCGAATCTAACCAGCCGCTTTTTGAACAGCGGTGGCCGCGACAAGAAAGCGCTTGAGCAATTGCGTGCGCTAGCAATTATTGATCCGAAGGCGATCACGCCGGAGAAAGTGTTCGACCTGCCGAAGAAACTTAAGGAAGGCGAAGGCATCAACGCCAGCGGCGAGTTCAAGCTGAAGACTGAGATTATGGACGGCTTGATCCCGAACGCGCAGACGCTGCAACGTCGCGCACGCGAGTTGGGTGTCAGCGAGAAGCGGCTGAACGACAACATCCTTTCCTTCTACATCTCCCGCAACAACGAGGAGGAACGCGATATAGAGAACGCATTCCGACTTGAGGCGAAGACTGTACCTGGCCAGACCAATTTGACGCAGAAGCAGACTGATGCGCTGATCGGTCTGCAGTCAAAGTTTCAAAAAACGTACAGGCAAGAAGTTGAAAAGGCGCGAGCAGAGGGTA